ATCGCCAGAACTCAATTGACGATATTCCTGATTATTTGAAACTAACCCTAACAGAAGATATTCGCGTTCATTTTGAGCACTCTATGCGCCTCTACAATCGCCTTCTAGAGAAAGGAGTAGCAAGGGAGTGTGCAAGGTTCGTACTGCCTCTAGCAACGCCTACACGACTCTATATGACCGGTTCTGTAAGGTCGTGGATCCATTACATTGATTTGCGTTCTGCTCACGGCACACAAAAGGAACATATGGAGATTGCCGAACTTGTACGTTGTATTTTTACCTGTCAGTTTCCTGCAGTATCTGAAGCACTTGGTTGGACTCGTGAAGGATGCTCTGAATGCGTTGATCCTCCTTCTATTACTATTGAATAAATACTCCCATATACTATGGAGGAATAAAGTTGGCAACGTATCCAATTTATAATAAAATTACTGGAGAACAAAAAGAGATTGTTCTCAGTGTTCATGAATGGGAGCAATGGAAAAAAGATAATCCAGAATGGGATAGGGATTGGAGTGATCCATCAACTTGTCCAGCATCTGGTGAAATAGGTGAAGTTTATGATCGATTAAAAAAGTCTCATCCAGGATGGAATGACGTACTTCACAGAGCATCAAAGGCTCCAGGATCAAAAGTAAAACCAGTTTAATTTTTTTATATGGCAAGAAGAAAAAGAGTAGATGATCAACCGATTGGTGTTGGAATGACTGCAAAACAAATAAAGCGCAAAAAACCAATTAGTGCTGATTTGATGAGAGATGTTGAACCTCTTACTGAGAATCAAAAACTTCTCTTTAAATCATATGATTCAAATCAAAATATTGTTGCTTATGGTGCAGCAGGTACGGGTAAAACTTTCATCACTCTCTATAATGCACTTCAAGAAGTTTTAGATGAAAGGTCTCCTTACGAAAAAATTTATATTGTAAGATCTCTTGTTGCCACTCGTGAGATTGGTTTTCTTCCTGGAGATCATGAAGACAAGTCTTCTCTTTACCAAATTCCATATAAGAATATGGTAAAGTACATGTTTAATATGCCAGATGATCCATCTTTCGAGATGCTCTATGGAAACCTTAAGACTCAAGGCACAATTAGTTTTTGGAGTACTTCTTTTATTCGCGGAACTACTCTAGACAAATCAATTATTATTGTTGATGAATTTCAGAATCTTAACTTCCATGAATTGGATTCTATTATTACTCGGGTTGGTGAAGATAGTAAGATTATGTTCTGTGGTGATGCTACTCAAAGTGATTTGATTAAAACTAATGAGAAGAATGGTATTATTGATTTTATGAAGATTCTTCGTGTAATGCCATCATTTGATATTATTGAATTTGGTATTGAAGATATTGTTCGTTCTGGACTAGTTAAAGAGTATATTGTAGCAAAAACTGAATTGAATCTATGACATTTATTCATCATAATTACTTGGGCGATATTGAATTAGAAAAGAAAGAAGCAAACGGCATCCGTCTTTATCATCTTCCTGATGGACAATGGGTGCCTTCTATCACATCAGTTACTTCATTTTACAATCGTCAAATTTTTATTGATTGGCGTAAAAGAGTTGGACTTGAAGAAGCAAATCGTATTACTAAAAGGGCAACTGCAAGAGGAACTGATTTTCACCAAGTTTGTCAGGATTATCTTGAAAACAAAAAACTAAACTGGGACGATTATCAGCATTTGACAAAACACATGTTTTTTCATGCTAAACCTGAACTTGATAAGATAAATAATATTCATGCGATTGAAAGAACTTTATATTCTCAATATTTTGGACTTGCTGGACGAGTTGATTGTATTGCTGAATACGAAGGAGAACTTGCAGTTATTGACTTCAAAACTTCAGATAAAATAAAACCAGAGGCATGGATCGAGAACTACTTTGTTCAAGAGATGTTTTATGCATCTGCTTATTATGAAATGACTGGTAATCCAATTAAAAAACTCATTACATTGATGGTAACTCCTGGTGGAGAAGTGAAAGTATTTGACAAAAGAAACAAAGACGAGTATATTAGACTACTAGTTCGTTATATTAAAGAATTTGTATCTCACAGTACTAGGCCAGATGGAGAATGAGTTAGATAAAGTACTAGAAAGTAAATTTTTCTGTCCATCACGATTTGCACAAGAAATTGAAAATCTTGTGAAAGTGAATGTTGAAATGAATTATATTGATGCGATTGTTCATTTTTGTGAACAAAACAATATTGATTTGGAATCAGTTCCAAAACTCATTTCAAAACCACTAAAAGAAAAACTTAAGTATGAAGCAATGGAACTCAATTTCTTAAAAAGGAGTTCTCGTGCAAAATTACCTTTTTGATGAATGATGCCTTTCGATTCTTATAAAACTTATCTGTCTTTAAAAAATCATTTTACTAAAGACGGATATGATTACTTTAAATATTGTGGAAAAAGTCGAGCAAGTCTTCAATCCTTCTACAAACGGAAGGATAGAATGTGGTTTGAAAAAGTTGCCCGACAAAAAACTGATCAAGAAGTTGTAGATTTTTTTGTAGCAAATTTCGTATCTTGTAATGATCCAGAAACTCTTTGGATTGGTGAAATGATTAAAGAGGGGGAAGAAAGATATCAAAAATGGCAAAAGAAAATTCAATCTCTTTCTTATCTTTTTAAAGAAGAGAGTCAATCTTTATTTGAAGAAAATAACCTTCAAGAAGTATTCAATTGTTCTAAAGGACATCCTCCTCTACTCAAAAAGTTTCTGACAGGTAAGGTGGGTTTAGAAACTCTTGTTATTTACGAAAAAATCTTTTCTTATTCGCGTAATTTTGATAAAAAACTTCAAGATCCTGTATGGAAAACCGTCAGTCTTAGAGTTAAAAAATATAATCCATTTCTAAATATTGATATATTTCGATTTCGTAAAATTTTAAAAGAAATCGTTTTGGAGGATTCATGAGTTTTTTTAGTTCAGAAGTTGTTCGTGCTGAGATGGTTGAAATCTCAGAAATGCAGGAAGATGTTTATGCAAACATCTTCAAGTTTCCCTCTATGACTAAAGAAGAAAGACTCAATCATATTGATCTTTTAGAACGTCTTTTAGAAAAGCAGAAAGTTCTTTATACAAGAATGTGTTTATCTGATGATCCTGAAGCACGACAAATGAAAGATCGTATTGTTCAATCTGCAATAATGATGGGTATGCCTCCTAACACTGATATGAATATCATTCTTAACAATATGTCTAAGATGCTTGAAGTGATGAAGGAACAGATTGACAAGCACGACTCAGACTGATACAATATGGGCTGGACGATCCCTTAAGCAAAGTCCTAAAAGCCAAATCCAATTCATACGGAGAAATCTAATGTCTTTTGAAAATCTAAAAAAGCAATCCAAACTTGGTTCTCTGACCGCTAAACTGGTCAAAGAAGTCGAAAAAATGAGTGCCACCAGTGGTGGTGAAGATGATCGTCTCTGGAAACCCGAACTTGATAAAACTGGAAACGGTTTTGCAGTGATTCGTTTCCTTCCTGCTCCCGAAGGTGAAGATGTTCCCTGGGCAAAGATTTATTCTCATGGTTTCCAAGGTCCTGGTGGTTGGTATATTGAAAACTCTTTGACTACTCTTGGTCAGAAAGATCCTGTTTCTGAGTATAATCGCAAACTGTGGAACAGTGGTAGCGACAAGGATAAAGAAACTGTTCGTAAGCAAAAGCGTAAACTGTCTTATTACAGCAACATTTATGTTGTAAAAGACCCTACCAATCCTCAAAACGAAGGTAAAGTCTTCCTGTTTAAGTATGGCAAGAAGATTTTTGACAAAATCATGGAAGCAATGCAACCTGAGTTTGAAGATGAAACTCCTATCAATCCTTTTGACTTCTGGCAGGGTGCGAATTTCAAACTCAAAATCGTTAAGAAAGATGGGTACTGGAATTACGACAAGTCAGAATTTGGTTCTGTTGAACCACTACTGGATGATGACGATGCTCTGGAAGCCGTCTGGAAGAAAGAGTATTCTCTGGCAGCAGTAACTGCTCCTGATCAGTTCAAGTCCTATGAAGAACTGGAAGCACGTATGAACGTTGTTCTGGGTCTTCAAACTTCCTCTCCTACACGTTCTCGTGCTGTAATGGAAGAAGAGGATGAGTATGAGTCTTATGTAGAAAAACCTTCTGTTGAGAGTCGTGTTGTGGAGGAACTGGAGCAATCTTATGCTCGTTCTAAGTCTCCTTCACTTCCTAAAATCACTCAGGATGATGAAGATGAGGATGATGCACTTTCATATTTCCAGCGTCTTGCTGAAGATTGATCATTCGTAAAGTTTGATATTATCTGCTTTCTTCAAGGTTTCACTTACGTATTGAGTGGAACCTTTTTTATATGGCATAATATCTTCAAGGTCATTAAATACAACATTGAGATATCTTGGTTTTAGAACGTAGATATTTCTTTTATCATTTTCTTTTTTTTCTTCATACTCATAATTTGTGATTGGAGTGAGTATTTCTGTTGATGTAAGTGTTATGTATTGTCCAAATCCATCATCATAATACTGATAATAGTATGAATTGTTATCTTTAATAAAGTTTCCGTTGGTTTCCCACGTATTTGAAATCTCTAAACCTCCAGGTAAAATTGTTGCTCCTGATGATGTTTTAATTTCTACGGTTTCGTAATGATGAATATCAGAATATAAAGTTTCATATGAACCGTATTTTTCTAAAAGAATTCTATCAAAAGAATTTTGATTTAATGGCCATTCGGTTTGAATATTCGTAATATTATTTGAAAGAAGAACTACCCAATCAAGAGTTTCATCTCCATAAATTTTATACGCAACATTATCTGGTCTTTCGTCTCCAATGATTTTATATTTGGTGAAGAACGATAAATTTCCAAAGATATCTTCTCTTAATTTTCCACGTTTGAATAAGTTTTTAACTGTAATATAATTTGATATATCGTTCTTATCAGGATTACGATTGACGTATTCAAAATTTGGTACTTGCCTGAAATATGGTCTTGTCATTTTTAGTAACCCATTCCTTGTTGTCCTTCTGTGTCATCATAATCATTTTTATAAATTGGTTCCAACTCAGAAAATTCCATATCAACTTGATAAGAAGTCATTGAACCTCCATTTGCATAAGTCATATAAGTTCCATCAGGAGTATAATTTACGCTAAAATTTGTAAGCGCACATGGTTTAATTAAATTCAAATAGGGGTGTTGGTCTCCATTTTCTCCTCTGTCTCCATTGTATATGTATTTTAATTTAAACACATTTGGAGTTTGTAAAAATAATCCAGTGTCTGATTGAGAAGTTGCCATTTCTCTTTTAAATAATCTTATAATTTTTTTAATTGTTTCTGCTTCAGGTTTCTCTCTGGGAGTAAATTTATAACTATATCTAAAAGTTCTAAGTTTTGGACCATGAAACAACAGTTCTAAGTTATTATTGATAACTGCTCCCGTTGCTCTTCCAATAACATTTGCTCCAACTGCTTGACCTGCAAAATATCCCGAAATTAAAGAAGACATTCCTGGATCATTTGCCAAAGCTCCAAGTGTGCCAACTAAGTCAGATCCTGCGGACTTTAGAAAAGTTAATAGGTCACTACCATTTTGTATTTCTCCAGATGAACTTACATTTCTATATGCATATGCACCAAAAGCACCTTGCAATGCATTTAATTGATCCTCATTCCAAGAAACTCCATTGCTATCAGAAATATTAGGTTGCATTGGTAAAATTACTGTACCTAAAGATTCAACTCCTCTCAATCTCTCTGAGGGTCTAGTGAATGAAATTTGATTTTGATCCTGAATTAGTTTAGATGATAAGTATTTTACAACGTCTATTTTTAAGTAATCAAATGTACTTTCTCTAGATTGGTTAATAGGATAACGTAAAATACCATAGTTTTTATCTTTTGTATTTGCAGAAGCAAATTGAGTTTCCGATAAGTTTTCTAAAGGTGTAGGAAGTTGCGTAGATGATGGTTCAGGATCTGGTGTTGCTGTTGTCGCAGCAGGAGTTGCTGCTGGAGGACTTGCTATTGTGGATTGTGTTGATGTTAAAACAGGTGGTATTTGTTGAAATGTTGTTGGATCTGTGCTTTGTGCAATATGATATGCTTGAAGTGCTTGTTGACTTGTTATACCACCACCTTTTTCTAAAGTTTTTGCTCCATTTTGTCGAGCAGCAGTGTTTAGTGTGTTTAATCCGGACGAGGATAAACTTTGTCTTGCTGAAGATCCTAAAACATATTCACTTGAATTGGGGTCAATTACTGACCCTAAAGATCCATCAGGATTAATGTATCTTGCTTCACTTTCTTTAAGTGGTCTCCAAATTCCATCTGGTTCTAGTATTGCAGATTGTACAAAACTTTTTCCTATAAATTCTGGTTTTTCGTAAATTAATTCAGTTTTTAATGTTGATGGATTTATAGTTCCTGATGGGCCTAAATTTTCAAATGTTATTCTATGAGTAAAATATAAAGGTTTAGAAGCGCCCGGAAAAACGTATGGAAATTTATATTTTGGATCCGCAGATCCATTTATAACTCTTGCCGGCATTAAACCTCCTCCTTACTTGAAAAAGGATTAATAATCTCAATTGTTCGTAGAGTATGAGACATTGATAATGAGGTTTTTATTTATTTATTAGGAATTTTCCATATTGTAATTCAAGTAACTCATCTAATTCATCATATTTAACTACATGAAGTCTTCCTGCCACTTCTTGCCAAGTGTAGTTTCTGTATTTTCTCCAGTGAAAATTAATTCCTCTAAATCCCCAACTTTGAATTTCCGTGCAAGCAATTAATGGATGCTGATCATATTCAATATTGGGTGTTTTGGCATTATAAACAAACGTATAAAACTTTCCTACTTCTGGAATGAATACTTGATCTTTGAAGATTTCCATAATGATCATCATTATATCTTCAGGATCCCCACTTCCTAATGCGACAACTCTCTTTTTGAGTTCTCTAATTCTTGAGTTAGATGATTTTTCTATGTATTGACCAAAACCTTCTGCCATTATCGGTTATTAAAAAGTTCTTCTTCTGTTATGACTTTGAATTCTAACATTCTATCCGCGCACCATTCCTTTGCTGCCTTCCATTTTGCTTGATTTACCGCATAAGTTTTGCATTCATAAAGATATGATTTAGTTGCTCTAGATTTTTGTTTTGGTGGAACGGTTTGTTTTTTTGGTTTCACTTCAATAACATAGGTTTTAATTTGACCTGATTGCTCTTTAACTTTAATTAGATAATCCGGAAAATATCTATGAACACGATTATCTACTGGAGATACATAAGGCACAGAAAATTCTTCTGATGCCCAAGATACAATGCTTGGATTATGGTCACAGTAATAGCAAAATTTACGCTCCCAACTACTTCTACAAATAATATTATTTGAGTCTCCTTGATATTTTTCTGGATAAGATGGTTTGTAGATACTTTTAATACTTTCTGCCATTTCCAGCATACATAATATATAACGGTCAAAAAGTATTTATAGAATAGATGGGAACACCGACACCAGCCCGCCATTATAGTGTTAGTGATATAAAATCTAGAGTTCTTAATATTGCTCAAACTTCATTATATCATGTTGACATATCTCCACCAGAAAATTTGAAACAGTTTCTTCAATTTTCTGGTAGAGATATTTCTGGAGATATAATATCAAATATTCAACTACTTTGTTCTGAGGCATCTTTACCTGGATCTTCTTTAGCAACTCATGAAGTAATTAATGATTATCATGGTGTTACTGAAAAGATGGCTTATAGAAGAATATATGATGATACTTTGGATCTTACTTTTTATGTTGATAGAAATTATAATGTCATTGAGTTTTTTGATGGATGGTTGAACTATATTTCGGGTGAAGGAAGCAGGAGATTTAGTAGTGGGTTGGATAGGCAAGATTTTAAAAGTCCATATGTAAATAATAGGGTAATATATCCAAATGAATACAAAACTGATATTTTTCTAACTAAATTTGAAAAAGATTTATATCTTGCTGGATCTACAATGAATTATACTTTTGTACAGGCATTTCCAATAAACATTGTTTCTATGCCAGTTTCATATGAACAAAGTCAATTATTAAAATGCACTGTATCATTTTCATATATTCGTTATGTTAGAGAAAGAAAGTTTCTTCCAGCAAAAGAAATAAAATCTAATACAAATGCACCTGGAGTTCCTGAATTAAATACTACCAGAAAATATTATGGTCCTGCATTTGATGGGGATCCATATACCATTAATCAAAATATTCCTGGTGCTTTTTCTGGTGGCGCACTAGAAGGTGATGAATTGTATGCAAGTTCTACAAGAGCATTGACTAATTATGCTGGAGAACGTTTATTTCCGGACTAAATAATCACACTGAAATTCTATAGGACATTATGCCCTTACCTACAATTGCAACGCCAACTTATGAACTTGAATTGCCTTCAACTGGACAGAAAATAAAGTACAGACCATTTTTAGTTAAAGAAGAAAAACTCCTTTTGTTAGCATTAGAGAGTGAGGACACAAAAGAAATTTCAAATGCAATTAAAGCAGTATTAAAAAATTGTATTCAAACAAGATCTATTAAAGCAGAAAATCTTCCTACTTTTGATATCGAATTTTTGTTTCTTAATATTCGTGGTAAATCTGTTGGCGAAAAAATAGAAGTTAATTTAATTGCTCCTGATGATGGAGAAACTTCAGTTCCTGTTGATATTAATATTGATGATATTAAGATAAAGAAAGATCCAGAGCATAATAAAAAAATTAAACTTGATGAACATCTAATAATGGAAATGAAATATCCTTCATTGGATCAATTTATTAAGACTAATTTTGATTTGTCTAATCAAACAAATATGGACCAATCGTTTAGTTTGATTTCATCTTGTATTGATAAAATTTATAATGAAGAAGAAGTTTGGGCGGCATCGGATGTAACTAAAAAAGAATTGGTAGAATTTCTAGAGCAAATGAATAGTATGCAATTCAAACAAATTGAAAAGTTTTTTGAAACGATGCCCAAACTATCACATGAAATCACACTCAAAAATCCAAAAACTAATGTAGAGAGCACTGTCGTTTTGGAGGGTCTTTCTAGTTTTTTCGCATAGGAATGGTACATATGGATTTGGAAAATTATTTCCGAATCAATTTTGCTTTGATGCAGTACCATAAATATTCATTAACAGAGATTGAAAATATGATTCCTTGGGAAAGGGACATTTATATTGCATTATTACAACAACATCTGGAAGAAGAAAAACTAAAACAACAACAAAATGGCGGTTGATGCACCATCAGGAATAGTAGAGTTATGGTATACTGCACCAGTAGGTGATATAACTTGGAGTACTCTCAAAGCTAGACTTACTGGTAAAAAACAACCCGGTGGTGCTCATTATTTTTCTTTTGTAAATCTATCAGATAAAGAAGCAGATGAACTGATAGAAAATATGAAAAAAGATCCGAAAGGATTTCCTATCTTTGATGAATCGAGTGGAAAATTAGAAGAATATCAAAAATGGTTAGTTGCAAGATATCACACTAAACCAAAAGAAGAAGCATTTGAAAATATAAAAAAAGAGCAAGTTAATCCAACTTCCTCATCATTAGTTCCAACGAGTAAGAAAAAAACTGATTTAGTAGAAGAAGAAATAGACTCTCAAATTCTTTCAATTTTAGGATTGGAAGATGTATTTGATTTAACTTATGAAGAATATGCTAGTGAATTAAAAGAAGCATCAATTAAAGGTAGAATGACCGGTAGTAAAATGACTACCGAAAGTATTGAACTTATCACAAATGAGTATAAAAGAGTAAAAGGAAAAACAGGTGCCTTTAAAATAAAACCAAAGAAAATTAATATTGCTAAAGTGATGAATCGTCAAGCACCTTCATCACAAAGAGTTCAACTTGATCCTAAAAAATTACTTCCACCAAGCGTAGAACAATCAGAAGAAAAGAGTGAATTAAATAATAAAATTGTTAAGTTTTTGAATGAAGATTTAATAAAAGAACTAACAGATGTTAATGATAAATTAGAAAAATTACTATCAACTATTAAAGAAGAAGATAATATTGAAAGGAAAGAAAAAGAAAGGCAAAGAAAGAAAAGTGAAATAGATAAAAAAAGAAAAAAAGAATCTAGACTTGAAACTGGTGTTAAAGGAGCGAATAAAATATTTGAAAAAGTAGCGGCACCATTTGTAAGTTTTTTTGATAGAATCAAACAATTTTTTATGTCAATATTGATTGGTTCTGCTTTAAATTTTTTACTGTCTGTTTTTAAAAATCCTGGAATTATACTAAATCCACTAAAGAGTCTTGCCAATAATATCGTTGGATTTCTCAATAATATTATATCATTTCTTTGGAATATGGTGGTGTCTCCAATTAATTTTGTTATAAGTGGAATTAATGCTGGAATTAGTGGGTTAATAGGTCAAATTAATAATGCAATTGGATTAATACCTGGAGCAAAACAGATTACTGCTCCTCAAATACCAACAATTTCTGGTCCTCCACAAATACCAACACCTTTTCCTGTTCAACAACAAGAAGGTGGTGGTCCAGTTATAAATGTTGGTGATATATCCTTTATGAATGGCGGAAAGATAACAAATAAATCAGGTATTAAAGTTAGTGGGTTTGGAAAAGATGATAGATTGATTGCCGCACAAGAAGGTGAGGTAATGATGAGTAATAAGGCAGGTGATTTTTGGGGTAGAGATACATTACTTGCTATGAATGCAATGGGTGGTGGAACTAATAAACCAAAATTTGGTGGATTAGGTGTTCAAGCAATGCAAGGTGGTGGTCGAGTTGGAACTTTATTTCCTCATATGGATGCTCAAACGAGTACCTATCGTGGTGGAGCACATATCATAGGTCAAGGTCAATTTGCGAATGTACTTGCATCTATTCTTTCGCAATCTGCACAAAAAAATAAAATAACTAAACTTCCTGGAACAGGATCTACTGCAGTCAATAGAGATTTAAAATCATTAAAAACAGCAACTTCTTCTGGATCTCCTTCTGCACTTGCTGAATTTTCCACATTAAAGCAGGCAGTTGATAAGTATAAAACCCCTTCGGGATTTGCAAATAGTAATTATATGTCTGAATTTATTAATGGATTGAGAAATTCATTAAATGGCGCTCCTTTAATTATTGGAATGGATCATTCTAGAAGAATGATACCAAATTCATCAACAGATCCTAGAACTACTCAAGCAGCAGCAAGTGGAGCATCTTACGGTGGGTATACTGAGAGAGATTTTACTGATGCTATAGCGCAAAGAATTAAAACACAAATTCCAGGAACTAGAATTATAAAACCAGAAGATTATAGAAATTATGAGCAATATGATAAGGCATTAAAAGATGCTATTTCTGCAGCAAAACTAGGAACTAAAGCACCTCCAGCACCCATTCTTCCTCCCCCATCAAGATCTGCAATAGTGCCTATACCAATTCCTACTGGAGGGGGAGCACCTAAAACTTCTGTTCCGACTTCTTCTGCTGCTCCTAATCAGGGAGAAGTTCCATCTTTCTCATCTGAAGATCCAAATAATATGACTACTTTAGTTGTAAAAGCAATCTATAATGTTGTAGGATAATATGGCAACTCCACTCTTACCACCATCTACACAATCGGGAAAAATAGTTGATAAAAAAATATCAACTGAATCTTTGTTTGGAAGAAATAAGAAGAGTAGCGCAATTGTAAAAACAAAAGGATCTTCAATTCAACTCAGACCTAAAATTTCTTCGGCAATTGTAAGAACCTCTTCTTCTTTAATTAAAGAACCTCAAAAATATTCTTTTGGAGACAGTAAAAATTCTTTTGAAAATGTTAATGAAAGATTTTCTTCAATAAAAGATACTTTAGATAGTTTAGTTAATTTTTTTATTGATAGAAAAAATCAAAAGAATAAAGATATAAGAGAAGAAAGAAAATTAGATGAAAAGGAAAAAAAAGAAAAAAAAGAAGCAGAATTGGAAAAACCAAAAATTCCAAAAATTCCTGGAGTAAAAATACCATCTCTTCCTAAATTTAGTTTTTTAGATACTATTTTAAACTTCTTTGGAAATATTCTTTTGGGAAGTTTGTTAAACTTTCTTGTATCTAAAAGAAAATTTATTTTCTCTGCTCTTGATGATATTTTGAATGGATTTGATAATGTTTTTAATTTGATCAAATTTTCTATTATTTCATTGAGTAATACTGCCCAAGGACTTATAAAAAATGTTGCTAAAATTGGATCTATATTATTAAAAGGTCCTGCTCAACTTACTGGAAAATTATTAAGTACACTTGGAAAAAGTGTAAAAAATTTATTAGTTAGGACTGGAAAAGCACTTAGTAATTTTGTAGGTAGCACTTTTAAAAATATTTCTGGTCTTGCAACTGGTGCTGCTTCTACAAGGGCAACAGGAGTTGCCAAGAGAGGTCTTGGCGCTATTGGAAGAAGAGGATTGCCAAGAACCGGAGTAAGAGGTGCTGCTGCTATTGGAGGTCGTCCAGCAGCAACTTTTGTAAAAAGGGCTGAAAAGTTATTTGGAGAAAAAGGTGCTAAGCATTTAGCAAAAGTATCTGGAGTTTTTAAGAAAATTCCATTTATTGGTGCATTGATTGGTATTGGTATTGATCTTGCTATGGGTGAGAGATTAGATAATGCAGTTGCTGGAGCAGTTGGTGCTTCATTAGGAGCTACAATTGG